ATGGAAGCCAAAGGCGAGGTCGCGGTGCCTGCAACGCACCGCGCGATTGCGTCTGGCGACTTTCGACTCTAAGGTTTTAACTGTGAGTAACTTAAAGGAATCAAAAATGTCTTTAAAAATAGTGAAAGACGATCTTCAAGATTTTGACGACCTCGACACTTGGATTGCAAAAAGACAGGTAACCCGCGAACAGATCGAAAACAGTCTCGTGCTTCGTTGGCTAGATACACACGAACATATGATGCAATTCCGGCGCGACAAGGAAAACCAAGCACCAGATCAGAACGATGAGGCAGATCGATTTTGGTACGGAACAAAGAATCGGATTGTGCTGGGACTGGCGTTAGTAAACGCATATCTACATGGCGAAACGCCTAGTCGCAGCGAGTTTGCGCGGCGCACGGCGATTTCGGTGCAGACAGTCATCAACACCTTGAACGACGCGCATCAGTTGGGCTTTGTCGATGACGCCGACAGCCCAGATAAACGCACGCGCGTTCTTATGCGCGCGCGGATTCTTGAATTGGTCAATCATCAGACCTTTGCAAGTTTTGCCGCTGGGTTGAGTTTCTATCGCGCTATAGACCGCGAGGAAATCAATCCGAGAAAATCAAAGCTAAACGTCTAAAATTGCAGTCGCGCGTTTGCGAAATTGAAACTTCTTCTGCGCACACTCAGGCGCTAGCCTTAGTGGTGCAGAAGGAGTTTGGGATGATTACCAAAGTGATAATGCGGGAAGACGGCAGCGCCGATTTGTTTTTAACCGGCGACGGCTACAAGGCTGATGGCACGCTGGCGATTAGCTGTGCAACAGGGAAAGAGGCTCTAAAAATTCAGCAGACGCTTAACGACGCGTTGCGTGAATTTTTCCCGACCCAGCCGGTGCCGATCAGTGCAATGGGTTAAAACATTCCAGATTGTAGATTCTGGCTCATCAAGCAGACGCGCAACTTCTGCTGTGCTTTTGCGCTCCTGATAGTAGAGGCGACAAGCTGTTTCACGCAGCGCGATTTGCTTCGGCGTCAGCGCCACAGAGAATAGCCTGCCTTACTGGTTGCCTCGCCAATATGCAGCGCCAAATAATGCGCATTCCGTATCGGTGGGTGTTTTTGTGGCGGCGGCAGCATCAGGCGGCGAAAAAATCTAATCACCATCACTGCACTCCCAACCGATGGCGGCATACCCGCAAACATCGACGTATGAGTCGAACGAGGTCTCGTTGACGTTCCGCGCCAGCTTGAGCGCAATCATGCAATCGGCCACCTGGCGCGGCGTCACCTCGATGCCCAGCACGACGCCCCACATAGTCGCCGTGCGTTGCAGATTGTCTTTTGCGTTGCCGTAAGCCTTCGCACGATCTCCTGTGATGAGATCACGCGCGGTCATCAGCACCATTTCTCTTTCCATAACATCATCAAAGTTCATCAGCCCGCCCCAATCTCTCGATCTCTGCTGCCGGGATGTAGAATTTGCGACCAATTCGACGCGCTGCCAGTTCTTGGTCAGCAATCATGCGGCGAACAATTTGCTCGGTCTTGCGGGTAGCTTCCCCAAACAGGTGGGCCGCTGCTTCTTTTGTGGACAGCAGGGCGGGCATCACAACCCCACCACGCACGCGCTGCCATCGAAAAAACAGGCGCTTAAAATTAGCATGTAGATAAAGACGGCAAGGCACAGGCCACTCAGGCAATGTTTAAGCATCTTTGGCCTCCGCGATCTGTTCGCGCACGGTGCCAAGAGCATGGCCGAGAGCAATGATTTCGGAATTATACGATTCCTCGTCTGACAAAAAACGCAGACGGTCGTCAAGCCAATCGTGAACCATCACGAGGTCGCGAACGGAAAATGATAATTTTCTGGTCATGTGTTCCTCCTAGTTACGGAAGAACATCATAATGTGACTGCTAGTTATAATTCAACGCACTAATTTTAGACGGCAATCGCTGTGGTTACTTTTACTCGTCTATTGTGCTTGGAGTGACCGCGGCGTTGATCGTGATCGACAGCGTTTGGCCTTGTCCCACTTGCATCTCCACGACTTGGCGCGGTGTGTCAGATGTATCCGCAGCGCCACGCAGAAGCGTGTCAGTTGAGATGCCATACAGGTCGGCCAGCCGTAAAATTATAGACGCTTGCGGCGAAACCTCGTCGCGCTCGTAGCGGCGATACGCTGCGCTTGACACATCTAATTTTTCCGAAATCGCGTCTACAGATAAGGCCGCATTTTTGCGCGCTTCGCGTAAGCACAGTCCTATGGTCATGGTTTAAATGCCTTCTAGTGCTTATTACTGCCAGTTAAACCGATTGCGTGCGATCTAGTCAACCAGTTACTAGCCATAACTGTGAGTAACAGTTAGGGCTGCCAGCATGACTTTATCGGACTATCTTGCCGCCAATGACATCACGCGGGCCGAATTTGCCGCAAAAATTGCGGTGAGTCAGGGTTTCGTATCCATGCTGTGCAACGGCGTGAAGCGCCCGTCTTTGCAAACGCTTGCTGACATTCAGCGCGTGACAAAGGGCGAGGTTGGGCTTGAGGACTTTCTTCAGTGAGCGCCCGCAACAAGCAACGCGGCTATGAGTTGGAGAAAGAGACTGCTGATTTCTGGCAGGGACACGGCTTCGACTGCGCCCGCGTGTTTGGTTCTGGCGCTTACAAAAACCAGCTTGGCGACGACTACGCTGGCGACCTTCGCTTGGAAGGTTTTTCAGTAGAGGCCAAACGTAAAAAATCCGGTTTCAAATTTCTGATGGATTCACTGGCTCAAGACGACGCCGACCTACTCGTTGTTCGCCAGGATCGTGCGCCGCGTCTTTATGTGCTTCGCGAAGAAACTTTGCTGACGCTGATGCGAGAGGCAAAGCAATGATCTGCCCAGACTGCGGTCTGCTGCGCCATCCGCAAAGAGATTGCAAATTTATTGAATGCCCGGATTGCGCAGGGCATGGCCGCGTTGAGGAAGAAATCACACACGGCGGAGTTAACAACAACGGCCCTTGGCAAAGCTACCGCACCCGCTGGACGGAGTGCGACCGATGCGAAGGGTGGGGCGAGATCGCAGCAGAAGGAGAAGAAGATGAGTAGTTTGAAAGATATCATTTCCGGTCAGAGTCTCAGCCCGCCAATTGTTTTGCTCTATGGCCCACCTGGCGTCGGCAAAACGACTTTCGCAGGCAATGCCCCGAAACCTATTTTCATTCAAACCGAAGACGGTGCTGGCGTTGTTGGCGCTGATCGTTTCCCGCTGGCGGAAAGCTACGACGCCATTGAGGCGCAGCTTGGCACGCTGGTCAAAGAAGACCACGACTTTAAGACGCTGGTGATCGACTCTCTTGATTGGCTGGAGAGTTTGGTCTGGGCCAAGGTCTGCGAAGTGCAGGGTCTTAAGAGTATCGAGGACGCTGGATATGGCAAAGGCTATGTCTTCGCACTCGACTTCTGGCGACGGTTTTTGAACGGCGTTGCGGCACTTCGCAAGCAGCGCGGCATGGCGGTTGTGATGATCGCGCACTCGCACATTCGCAAGTTTGATGACCCTGCCGGTGAACCCTACGACAGGTTTGAAATTAAACTCCACCGCAAGGCGGGCGACCTGTGCATGGAGGCGTCTGACCTGATCGGCTTTGCCAACTACCGCACGGCGACCAAGCAAATTGATGGCGGCTTTGGCCGCAAGATCACACGCGCCGTAGGCACTGGTGAGCGAGTTCTGTTCACCTCAGAGCGCCCCGCATTTATCGCGAAATCACGCTACTCCGTACCGCATGAGTTGCCGCTGGAGTGGTCGGCGCTTGTGAATGCCATTGTTGGAAAGGAAGAAAAAAATGCAGCTTAACTACACAGTAGGCAGTTCGCCCGCACCGCAGAACGATTTTCAGCCGTTGGCTGCTGGCACCTATCCCGGTCAGATTGTGGAGTGGGCCGAGCATACATCTAAGTCTGGCAATCAGTGTTTGAAGTTACAGGTGCGGCTTGAGAATGGCCGCGTGCTTTTTGATTATCTGGTGATGCAGGCGGCAGACGCCAGCAACCCCAAAAGCGCGACAGCGATTGAGATCGCGAAGCAACGGTTGGATTCAATCGGGTCGGCGCTGGGGCTGCAAGTCATTGCACAAGCTGACGACCTGATCGCCAAGCCCTTGGCGGTCAATGTCGGCGTGCGGCCACCGGCTAACGGATACGACGCCTCAAACGAAATCAAAGGATATGCAGCGGCCACGCAACCCAGCCAGGGGCAGCCCCCCGCCGCTGCATCACCGCCACCGGCCTCGCCGGTTGCTCCCAGCCAATCAACGCCTTGGGCTTAGGGAGCAGGGGGTGGGCTTCCTCCCTTCACCCACCCCCGGCGTTTTTTTCATGGATATAGATTTTTTTGATCCCACGCTTGCGGCGGCTGATGCTGCGCTAGAGAACGCGGAGAGCGGAAAGCCGCAGCGCGGATACCTTGGCATGAGCGGCATCGGCGACTGCCCGCGCAAATCATACTTCCAATTTTATGCGGCAGGGCAGCAGCCCTTCGCCGCCAAGACTCTAAAGAATTTTGCAGACGGCCATCGGACTGAGGACTTGGTGATTGACCGGCTGCGGGCCGTTGACGGTTTGACAATCATTGACCGAGATCCTGACACCGGCAGGCAGCTTGAGGTCAGCGACCACGAAGGTCACTTTCTGGGACACCTCGACGGCGAGGCGTTTGGGCTGCTGCAAGCGCCAAAGACGCCGCACGTTTTTGAGGTCAAATGCGTCTCAGAAAAGGTGTTTGCCCGGTTCCAAAAGTGCAAAGAAAAGCACGGCGAGAAGGCTGCACTGCGCGAATGGAATGAAACCTATTATGCGCAGCACCAAGTCTACATGCTCTATCGCGGCAGAACGCGCGGCTGGATGGTTGTCGCCACGGCTGGCGGACGCGATTGGGATTCGTGTCGCACTGACTTTGATCGCAAGGCGGCAGAGTTTTATTCGGCCCGCGCCGCCGACATCATCTTCACGCCCGACGCATTGCCGCCTCGCATTGCTGACTCGCCCGACTACTTCAAATGTCGCTGGTGCCAGTTCTCAAAGATTTGTTACGGCGAGTCTGCCGCCAATCGCAACTGCCGCACATGCGTGTGGTCTGCGCCGGTCGAGAACGGCGGCTGGTTGTGCAATCGCCATGACAAATCGCTGACGGCTAGTGAGCAGATCGAGGGCTGTGGCGATCAGCGTTTTCGCCCCGTGCTTGTTCCAGGCGAAGTGGTTGAGGTGCATGACGACCGCATCGACTACCGGATGACAAATGGCGAGTTGTGGTCGGACGAGGGTGCGGATGGTTAGGCCGTTATTCTTGAACGGCGGTCAGTCTCGCCTCATGTCGCTGGTCGAAGCCAAGTCGAACGCGTTCGTCGGGCTGCTTGTGTCGTGGCTGTTCACTTATTTTTGCCTCCCGTGGTTTGGGCTGGAGCCGTCGCCGCTGGACGCCACCGGCATCACGGCTAGCTATTTCATTCTGTCGCTCGGGCGCTCGTATGTGCTGCGGCGTGTTTTCAATCGGTTGGTGCGGTGACGCCGCGCGGTCTTTGCGTGGCGTGTTGGAAATATGAGCGCGGTTTTGGATACCGCAAGGGGCGGCGGCGTGGCGTCTGGTTTTGCTCACGGGAGCATCAGGTTCGGTTTGTGAAGGAGTTTCTAATGGTTGATTGGACGAAGGAAGAAGACGAGATGCTGCTGCAAGCTGGTCAGGCGGGCGGCGAATATCTGGACTCGATTGGTGTCACAGATTTGGGGCGGCTCAATAAGACGCAGTGGACGATGTTTTTGCGCTGCTTGGTTGGGCGGTTGGCAGAGGTGCGGCCCGACTGGCACCGCAAGTGGGAAGCGCAGATGGACAGCGATCCCGACGATCTGGCGCTGCCGTTCTGATCGTGTGGTATGTCGGCGCATATGAGAAATCCGGCGTGATGGCGCAAGAGGCCGTCGCGGTCGGGTTACGCGCTCTCTGCGTTGATTTAGACGCAGAAGCTGGTGAGCGCGATGGCGTTATTTATGAGCGCGCCGACATGATGACATGGGTGCCACCTCGCCACGTTGTCGAGCAGGGCGTCAGCTTTTTCGCTGCGTTCCCGCCATGCGATCACTTGGCAGTGAGCGGGGCGCGTTGGTTTGCGGGCAAGGGCTTGGGCGCACTTGCTTCAAGCGTTCAGCTTTTTGAACGCGCATCTTTTTGGGCTGAGTGGTTTGGAGCGCCGTATTTGATTGAGAATCCCGTTTCCACCATCAGCACCTATTGGCGCAAGCCGGATCACACGTTTCACCCGTGGCAGTATTCCGGCTTTTGTGCGGCGGATACTTACACCAAAAAGACATGCCTGTGGACCGGTGGTGGCTTTGTCATGCCGCCGTTTAGCCATGCCGGGGACGTACAGCCAGACGACCGCATACACAAGGCACCCCCGTCAGAGACGCGCGCGGCTTTCCGATCAACTACGCCGCGCGGCTTCGCGCGCGCTGTCATGCAGACGGTGGCGTAATGTCAGACAGCAGCATGGGTTGCAAGTAGATATGACCAGCGTAGCAGACATATTCCGCGCGCTCGGCGGCAGCAAAAAGGGCAGCGGCTACATGGTGCAATGCCCTGCGCATGATGATCGCAATCCATCTCTGTCGGTTGATGAGAAGGACGGCAAGCTGCTGCTCAAATGCTTTGCGGGTTGCGACCAACGCGACGTTGTGTCGGCGCTGCGGGATCGAGGTCTGTGGGGCGAGGCTGCCCGCGATGTGCGCCCGCTGCGGGTCGAGGGATATTCATTGATCACACATACATATGACTATCGGGATGAGGGCGGCGATCTGGTTGCGCAAGTGTGCCGCTATATCCCCAAGGACTTTAGGCCGCGTGTGCCGCTGCCAGGCGGCGGGTTCCGCATGGGTGCCAAAGGTGCGCGGGTGGTGCCTTACAGGCTGCCGGAGTTGCTTGCGTCTGACACCGTGGTGCTTTGTGAGGGCGAGAAGGATGCCGACGCGCTGGCTGCGCTTGGCGTGTGCGCCACGACGCGACCGGGGTATGCAGGCAAATGGCCTGACGGCTTTGAGCAGTTCTTTGCGGGTAAGCATGTCTTTGTCGTGCCGGACAACGATGCGGCTGGGCGCGATAAGGGCGAGGCTGCTGTCGCTGCGTTGTATGGCGTGGCGGCGTCGGTGCGGTTTTGTACCGTATGCGCCGATCTTGGTGCGCGGGCTGATGTTTCTGATTGGCTTGAG